GCATCATTAAGCATTTTGGTAAGATCAGCAGTTGATCCTACAAAAAGAGCATTTGTAACATTGGTTGGTCCTTTCTGAGACTCTTCCTCAACATCTTTCAGTTTCTTTTGCAAGTCCATTAACTTGTCAGTTGCATCGGAAACACTTTTGATTAACTGACCAGCAACTTCATATGCACGAGGCATTTCACTCTCTTGTGCCAAATCAAGAATACCATTAATTGCTTCTTGACCCTTCTCAATTATACTATAAAGATTACCTCTTGTATATTCATAGTCTTTTCTGACTTCTGTCTTGTCTCTTTCAGGAAGAGGTTTGGTTATCTTTACATCCTTTGTTGCTTCAACGATATCGCCAGCAACGTCAAAAGTTTCGTTTAGGTCATCAAACTTCATGACATGTCCGTGCTAAAATCTTGGAAGAATGATGTAGTTTCATTGAAACCGAAATCGTCACCAATCTCAATAAGAGCATCATCAGCAGCATTCAAGATATTGACACCAGATCCCTGTACGTGATCCACTGCGGTTGTTCCATCTTGACCCCTTCTAACTTTGAGGTTATTGCCAGCGATGGACTCAATATAAATTTCTTCATCGTTGATAGTAACGTAAGTGTCCTCACTGAACGCTCCTGCATCAACCAGAGTAAGAACAGTTTCTGCTGCTTCGATATCTTCGTTGAGATATCCAGATGCATCTCCAACGTAGTTCTTGGTTGCTCTTGGTGTAACTGAATAACGAAGTTCCCGTCTGGGATTCTTCGTATCCATGTTGGTCATGTAATTGAGAGTAGCCTTCTTGATAACACCAGTGGTCTGATCTGGGGTAGGACCGAACAGATAAGTTTTTGCAGTAAATCTTAAAGTATAGATCAGTGCTCTTCTGGTAGAAAAGTCACCCTCATAGTCATCAGTAAAGTTTACTGAATCAAGGATAATTGGAATATCTCTTTTCTCGTTAATCTCTCCCACCATCTGAACTGTTACATTATAAGATGGTTGGAAGTATGGTAAAATTTGTTCAATAATTTGAAGAGCATCATCATTTAACTTCGTCATAATGCTCAACTCAAATGCCATGTTATATGGCACCGGCATAAATGATTTTTTGATCGTCGATTCAGAATTTACTTTTTTTGATAAAAAGGTTTGAGTCTGAGATACTTTTCTAGACGGATCATAAGTCAAACCACTAAACTCAAACGACATCCTTGGAAGAGTGATGGATGTTGGTTTGTTTAGATTTGGAGTCTGCTCGATTCTAGCAAGAAACTTTTGAGTAGGACCATATGCCAGAGGAACTTTCATAACACTAATTGTGTTATCACTTCCATCCAAATGTTTGATGGTAATGTTATTGAACAGGGTGCCAAACGCAATGACAGTCCTCCTCAATACTTCATTGTAAAAGTATTCAAACATTTTCGTCCAAGTCTAGTGTAGTTATTTAGACTTCTCCAAAAGGATTTCTCTGAGTAAAGTCTAAAATACCATCTGCTTCACTTTCGATGTTATCATTATCTGCATATGGATCAATAAGATCGTCAGTATCAACAGTGGATAATGTATAGACAGCACCGGAGTCTTGACCAGTGATTGTCTCACCAGAGGTAAAGGTTCCATTGGCAATTGAGACTCTAAGTTCTCCGGTAGAGGAGATCCACTTTTTGACTCTTGCCTGAGTTCCAGATGTTCCGCCTGTAACAATTTCATTGTAGATGAAATCGCCAGTTCCAGTTAGAGATGGATCCCCGATAGTAATTGTCGGAGGAACTGTGTAACCAAATCCAGCATTGGATATTCTAATCGCATTGATTGTTCCAGCTGCACTAACAATAACTTCTCCAACAGCTGTGACACCGGAACCACCAGGAGAACTAAACGTAATATTTGGAACAGTTGTATAACCAACACCACCACTGGTAATTGTTACAATACCAACACCACCTGTGGTGGCAATACCAACTGTGGTAGCAGCACCAGCACCACCACCACCAACTAAAATAACAGATGGTGGCACCGTATATCCAGCACCTGGGTTAGTGAAAATCACACGATCCAAAGATGATGCCGTGGCAAATCCAATCCTAGAAGTAGTGATGGCAACAGCAGTTGCCTGAATACCACTAGAAGGTGCAGAAGAGATTGCTACCGTAGGTGTTGATGTATAACCCTGACCTTGATTAGTAAGGTTGATAAACTGCAATCCGCCATTTGTAAACGTTGCAGTAGCTGTTGCAGTCTGTCCAATTCCAATCAGTTTCAGAGTCTCTGCGTATCCAGCATCTTCCATGCTGTCATCAATATCATCAACACCGGTATCGATGACTTCATCTTCATAACGGAAGACTTCACATCGTAACTCATATGTGTAAAGATCTTGTAACTGATAGAAAGGATCAGCGTATTCTACAAATTTAATTTCATATAATCTATCATCAAGTGGAAAATAAATTAGATCTCCACCCTTTGGTCGAGAGGATAGTTTAATATCTTCTTCATTCTGAATCAGTGGTTGAATATATGTTTCCCATCGCTCTCTTGAAATAATAAGAGTAACATCATCTTGTTGCTGCACACCAAATTTGGACAGCATAATGCCAGCACCCTCGTAAGAGTCTGACTTTACATATGCTTCAATAGGATATGCATCATCAAATTTTGATTGAATTACTTCTCTGATGACAGTATTTTGAGTGACATACTTTCTAGGAATGTAATGTACATCAACTCCGTACATGCGAAGTTGTTCGTTGATCAGGTCTTGGACTAGACCCTGCTCACCACGTGTGCCCTGAGTGAAGTAAGGATTAAGTGCCATTATCCGATATCGTCAAGAGGTGGAATTTCATAAGTAGAAAGCATCTGATCGTTGATATCTTTCAACTCCTGCATTGCATCATCATAAATTTGTCTACCGTTAAGTTCGATTCCACCAGGAAGTTTGACTCCTTGGAACTTAATCAGATTCATTCCCCACTGCTTTTTCATAGTAGCGGTCAAATATTTTTTGATGAATCTATCGTTGAATACCCCCGTTGTATCATTGGGATCCATGGCTCTCCAACAATCAATGATGATATAATCATCAACAGCAAAATCTCCCCAATCACAATCAAGATAGAGTCTTTGTTCTCTAATATTAAATCGTAATTGTTTTAAAGGATTGAGTAAGAAATCAATATCTTCTAATTTACTTTTGACCATAGAGTAAGTCAAAAGTTCTAATGATCCATAATTATAAACGTCATTCATCAATAACTGATATTTGACATTAAACATTCCCGTTGACATCGTTTGAGTGCCAGGAAATCTAAAAATTTTGTTGACTCCAATAATGGAATCAGGTAAGGGAATATAGTTACCGTTTTCTTGAAAAGTAAACTGAGTTGAAACTCCAACAGTCTTGTTCACTGTTGTAGTTGTAATGCCTGAGGTTCCTCCATTTGGAGCTTTACCTCTATCAATATCGTCCTGAGTAATTTTATATTTCAGCGGAACTTGTAAGACACCATCATAGTGCCTTTCTTGATAATATTGAATCGCATCATCTACTAGATCATCGATCTGTTCATCTGCAATATTAATTTCCAGAACAGGAGCACCGAGTTGCCTAAGGCAATAATCGATGAGACCTTGACGATTTGATGGCTTCGACATATTAGGAGTCCTCCTATGTTATTTAGACTGAGGAAGTCACTCCTGCTCGAACCATCACATCTCCCTCTACAATTCTATACACCGTGGTTCCACTACTTACCAAAACATCATACTTATATCTACCTTCTCTAAGACCTTTGGTCATAGACGCTCCCAAACCAAGAGTCAAATTTTCACTCACACCTGTTGTACCAAGACCAACGCTAAAAGTCCTTAGAGCAAACAATGAAGATCCAATACTTACTGATTTAGTTAAACTCGCAGCACCTGAATAACCAGTAAAATTAAACGCTGTGCCACCGATAGTTGTTACAGAGTAAGTCGCTGCAAAACTAGCACCGGTTGATATAGTTTGATTAACTGCTTGTGCAACCCCAGAGGAGGGGTCGAAGGTAAAACTAGCGTCCATTATTTTTCTGAGAGTTTGAGGAGAAGATCTTTAATAGTTGACATATCTTCCTTTAAAGAATTTATGTCGTTCTTCATGTCACGAATCTCTTGATATTCTTTATCTTGTCGATGTTTTCTCAAAAGATAATTTTGATAGGCGTTGTGATTTGTATTCAGCACAGCGCCTGTTGTCATGTCCCTTTCAAGATTGGGATGCCCTTCAACTTTCATTATCTTACGGCAATAGTACGGAGATTCTTGATACGAGGTGGTTTTGCTTGATTCGTTCCAGTCATGACAATCTTCAATTGGAATCCAGTAAATTCTGGTAGGTCATCAACAAAGAATTCGTACTCTTTGAATTGTCCCGGATCACTAGGTGTAACCAGCACATTTGATCTGCCATCATTGTTTGCAACATCAATGACATTGCCAAGGTCATCTATATTATTGAAACCTGGGAACAAGTTATATGGTACAGAATCAATGCTGCTGTCATCGGTAAAGATCTTATACAGAACTCTGATATCAGCAGTTTGATCTCTGTAAGCATCCAGAAGAACTTTGATAGAGTTTGCTGGATTTGCAAGATCAACTCTCTTTGTAATGTAGATTGCGGAGTTAGGATCCTCTCCGGTAACAGTAACTCTTCTATCTTGTGAGAAGTCAGATACCGGCGAATTCATTCTATTTGAAGTAAGGATAGCTTGAACTCTATCAAGGTCAACCAAAGGAGAAACAAAAGAATTGTCAGAGAAGAATTCAAGATCAAGAGTGAATGATTTATTTCCAGGGAGATTGCCTAAAAGAACGTTTTCATTATTCTTAGATGCAATCATTCTTGGACTATCAAGTTCATTTGGTTCGTTAAGAGTTACAGATTCATAACCCTGATCGGAGAATGATTGTTCACCACCATCAACACTAGTCGCACTAATTGTTCTGATGCTTGCATTTAAAGTTGTGTCCGTAAATGTAAGATTCTGAACATTTGGTGTGATAGTTTCAAACTGAATGTTATTTCCACTAGTTACATTATCACCACCAACTTTCTTGGGTGAATTAAATCCAAGTTTGGGGAATGATGTATTGACAGATCGATCAATACCATTAGCAGACATGTCGATCTTGATTGCATAAGAATCAAGTTTTCTTGCATTTCCAACGGTCGCATCACTGAGAGTATGATCTCTGTTGATTCTTCTGAGAGAAACTCCATTTAATTCATACTTAGCAATTAAATCACCAGTATTGTGTGTGAAGGTTCCTTTACTATCAACATTTCTGACAATTCCAGAAAGAGCATTGTCAGTAACACCAGTGTAAGAAATGAGTTCGTTTCCGATAACTGCATATCCTGGGTTTGTGGTTCCAACACTCACATTTTCAAAGGTTTCAAACTTGGATGTATTTGCAAGTCCAATATTACCAGTAGCAGTTGCTTCAATGTCGGCGCTGAGAGTTGTAGGTCTCATATCTGGTTTGATGTTGCTAATAGAAACACCGTTCACACCAGAATACATAGCATGATTTCTATGCCTGAGATCTAAATGTAAACCATCAGAGTTTGTATTGTCAGATGCACTATTTGCAAAGACATCCGTAAGAATTCCAACAGCACCAGTTTCTTGAACAACATAAGTCATTGTTCCAGCAGTTCCAGTAACAAATTGTCCTTGAACTCCATCTAGAACGAGAGCATTGATCGCAGAAATGATTCCAACACTAAATCTTGCATTTCTACCAAGAGAAGTGCTACCTAAGGTGCCAATACCAAGTTCATCACCAACTGCATATCCTGTGCCACCATTTGTAATGAAACAGGAAGTAATACCACCAGCATTTACAGTGACTCTACCAACTGCACCAGAACCAGATCCAGAAAGAGTGGTCAAGTTTGCTGTGTAAGTTCCAAAACCACTGGATGGTAGGTCATGACCCATTTCCATTGTATAACCAATGCCAGCGTTAATGACATCAACAGAATTACCAATGCCAATAGAACCAAGGGTATCGATAATAACACCAGTTGCAGTTGTATTGTTAACCTGAGAAACGTTGACTCCATCAATGACAACTGCTTCCATTGCGGAAGTTAAAGTAGCACCAAGTCCAACGGTAGTTTTTCTGCTGACTGTCTGAACTGGATTTGGACCAAGTTTCGTAATACCACCATTTGCAAGACCCATGTCAGGGTTATAGAATGATGCGTTAGCAGTTGTCCCAGTTGTAAACTGAGCTCTATACATGGTGAATTTGAGATCTTCAAATTGACTTGGATCCCATGTAGATCCATTTTGAGATTTGAATAAAGAACCTAATAGTGGTTGTTGAGAAATTACTTGTCTAGTAGCATTTTCATCAGTTAAAGATCCGGTGACATCTTCTTCACCCATTCTAGAAATCCAAGCACCATATTCAGGAGTATCTGCAAGAAGAACAATTGCATACTCAGTATTGCCTTTCAGGTATACTGGCGATGGGAACGTAAACTTAGTTGGAACCGATGCATCGTCCGAAATATTAACCTGAGATGGCATCAGATCAACTTCACCAAATGGAAGAATTGTGGTGGTTGGTGTACCATCTCTCATGGTCCTGATCTGCATTGTCACAGGAAGAGTAGTATCTTTGACTTGGAAGTATGCTTCAACAGCAGTAACAAACATACCATCGGCAGAGTTGACAAAGAATGACTGTGCCAAAGGATCTCTACCACTTCTGCATCTTCTTACACTAGCGGTAGCAGTTCTACCAAGATTAGCAGTTGCAATTAGATTGCCACCTCTATCAAAGTTCCAAGATCTTCCGCCGCCACCTGAGCGACCTCCTCCGCCGCCACTTCTTCTTCTTCCGCCGCTACGTGCGCCAGGACCACCAGATATACTACGGTTATGTCTAGTAAAGGCAGGTCTGGCATAAGATCTTCCACTTCTGCCAGTGTTTCTTCTGGAAGTATAAAGAGTTCTGGTTCTACCAAGATTTCTGGTGGCGATTAACCTACCGTTACTATCAAAGTTCCAGGTTCTTCCTCTTCTTCTTCCAGAACGAATTCTACCACGACGACGACCACCTCTTCTTCTAAAACTTCTTCTCCTAGGAGATCTACCACCGCTTCCACCACACTCGGATGGAGCTCCTGGTTGTTGTAATAAGTATGAAGTGTTATAAAGGTTTGCTTGTCTTTCAGCAGTAGAATTATGATATGCAGTGTAAGAACTGAAACCATTGTTAATAGCAACTGTATATGCAACATAACGTGCATCACAATTTGCAGAGGGTCGCTGTCTTACATTTCTAAGAATCGTATCTTCACTGACTTCACTGACAACTGCATCCGAAGAACCAAGAATAGTTTCGGAAGTTGTAGACTCTTGGAAAATAGATTTATGAATCGCAGTCGATCTTACTGAAAGAACTGTTTCTTCGGTGAATTCAAGAAGACCATTAGCTTGGAAAGTAGTTTCAGCTGATGTTTGATTTAAAGAAGAGACGAAGTTTGTATTTGCAATTGAGGAAAGTTTGACAATCTTACTACCAGTTACAAATCTTGGGTTACTTGCCTTAGATGGATCTGGAATAAAGATACAACCAACAACAAAACCTACTTCATCAGTAACTAATCTAATCTCATTTACGGTAGCCTGTGCTCCGCTAGTAAGTCCTTTAAGAACCATTCCTCTACGAGGATACCCAAAGAAGTCTCCATTAACTTTGGATGCAAGAGATGTAGTATCAACATTCAATACAGATGATACGGATGAGTAATCATCAGGAAGTTTCTCGTCATTATTATATGGATTTAAATCATATATCGTTGCTGGATTATCAAAAGGTCCAGTTTTGTGATCTGCTTGTGCTAGTCTAAACGTAAACGTTGCAGTTGATTCATCTGGGGTCGGACTGATTCCAGATTCTGCTCTGGACATTGAACCAACAATGGTTTCTCCAACCTCAAAGGTTCCAGATGTCATGGAAACTTCTAGCAGTTTTGGTGCCAGGAAGTCAACCATGTTGACATTATCTAAGATTGGGAATACCTGAGTCCTTGGTCTAAGTCTAGTTCCTTTAAATTCAATATTACGCGATCTCATGAACGTAATAGTAGATCTGTTTAGAACTCTACTACCAACAGTTTTCTTCTCAATATGAGGAGATGTTCTAATAGCAACACCGTCTCTTACTTGCTTATGAAGTTGTACGTCAGAGGTTGTTCTTACAACTTTTGTATTGGTTGTCTTAATATCATCAGTTGCATTGAGCTGCTTAGTTGTGCTGGTAACAATAGTATTATCATCAGTTCTAGTATCTCTACCAATAATACTATCTACCCAAGAACCCCATTCAATCTCAGCAAATCCTTTTGCTTCTTCAATACCAAGTTTTTGTGTGGAAGCAACAAAATCAGGACCATTTGCATCAAACTCTTGGGTTTTAATAACCTTCTGGTC